TGAAGACTGTTTTCATTGTGTTAGCTGCATTAGTTACCTTCGAACGAATGCTGTCGGAAACGCTTGAAATAACCGAACGAATTCCATTCCAAGCCGAAGTTGCCGTTGACTTGATAGAATTGAACGTGCTTGTCAAGAAGGACTTGATTCCGTTCCATACAGACATTGCAACCGATTTGATTGCGTTGAATGCGGACGTTAACGCCGACTTGATACCGTTCCAAGCTGAAACCGCCGTTGATTTAATCGAATTGAATGTTGACGAAAGGAAGGATTTGATTCCATTCCAAACGGACGTTGCAACCGATTTAATCGTATTGAATGCGGAAGTTAAAGCGGACTTGATCGCATTCCAAGCGGAAATTGAAGTTGATTTGATGGAATTAAACGTTGTGGTTAAGAATGTTTTGATACTATTCCAAACCGACGTTGCAACCGACTTGATTGCGTTGAACGCTGTCGTCAATGCTGATTTGATCGCATTCCAAACGGTTGTTGCCGTGGATTTGATCGCATTGAAGATTGTCGTCAAGGTCGATTTCATTCCGTTGAATACTGTCGTTGCTGCTGATTTGATTGCGTTCCAAACCGCCATTAATGCCGACTTGATCGCATTCCAAACAGACGTGGAAACGGATTTGATACCATTCCAAGCCGTTGTGAAGATATTCTTGACCCCTGCCATGAATGCCGTGAAGAACGATTTCAAACCATTCCAAACCGCACTTGCAGCGGAAACAATACCTTGCCAAATCGCCAATATAGCCGACTTGATCGCATTCCAAGACGCCATGAAGATTGAAGAAACCAACGCCCAAACCGTTGTGAAATACGTCACAAGACCTTGCCAAACATAGCTTGCAGCCGTAACGATTCCATTCCAAATCGCAAGTAAAACCGTTTTGATTCCGTTCCAAACCGCCGTGAATACCGCAACAATGCCGCTCCACAACGCCGTGAAGAAGATCACCAAACCGTTCCAAATCGCCGTTGCTGCAATCACGATACCTTGCCAAATTCCAAGCAAGACCGCTTTGATTACATACCAAACAGCGGAAAACACGATTTGAATTCCCGCCCATAGCATTTGGAAGAAGAAAACAAGACCTTGCCAAATCGCTTGTGCTGCGATAACAATTCCATTCCAAATTGCGATTGCCGCCGCCTTGACACCGTTCCAAACCGCTGTCCAAAACGCTATAACGACACTAAAATAGAGTTTGAACCCTGCGACTATCAAGTTGAATACGGTTTGCAAGAAGCCCCAAATCGCTTGCCATACGGCTATTGTTACGGCCTTTACCGTGTCCCAATGTTGAACGATAAGAACAACCGCCGCAATTAAAAGCGCAATACCTGCGATAATCGCAAGAATAGGCCAATAAGCAGCAAGGAACGAAAGACCCAACATATAGTTCATTGCAATCCAACGGATAGTGTTCGCTATCATTGGTATAATTGCAGCCGCCCGCATTCGTATCGCATTCGCTATGAATCCCAACATTGGAGGAAGAACAACCGCCGTCAAGACCGCGCCAAGCGCTTTGAATGCTGTTGAATTGTCGTCAACAAATTTTGCGATATCCATTAAAACATTTGCACCCGTTAAAAGTGCATTAAAGATTCCCGTGAATACAGTAACAAGGGTGTTTCCTGCGTTTGGGAAATCCTTTCCGAATCTATCAATCAATTCCTTGATCTTCGGTGAAATGTTCGTTCCGATATCCAAGGCCATTTGTTGAAAGTTCGCCTTTACAACGTCAATAGAATGTCCAAGTGAACCGTCAAGCCCCGCCGCTGCTTTATCAACCGCGCCACTAACATCACCAAGCGACCCTTTCGCCTTTGACATAGCCGTTAATACTTTTGAACCATTGTCTTCCCATTTCGTGCCAAATACTTCCGTACCCGCTTGCGCACGAACTGTTGCGTTGTCAATGCCGTTGATACCTTCGACCATTTTCTTCATTGCTTGTTGCGGTGTAATGGAACCGTCACGAACAGCTTTATAAAATGAATCTGCTGCTTTTTGGGAACCAAAGATTTCTTTGTTGTATTTACCTTGCTCAATTGTTCCGTTTGAAAGGTTGATACCAAATTCTTTTGTCGCGTCGGCAATGAAATCGTAATTTCGCGCCCCTGCTTGCATTCCCGCGTCCATAATCGCATTAAATTCGTCATATGAATATCCAAGCCCTTGAAGGGTTGGTGAATATTCGTTGTACGTGTCAAGAAGGTCGCCCGCTGCGTCCCCGTGCTTTTGCGCCATAGCCGTCATTGTGTTGAATGCTTCGTCCCCTGTAATGCCGAACGCTTGCATTGACGAACGTGCCGCACGTGCTTGTTCGGGCAATTCCCAACCAAACGTTTTATTTAAAACAAGCATTTTATCGGTTAACCCTTCGGCGTCTTTACCCGAAGCCCCAAACGCTTGCTTTGATAGCGTCAAACCCTCATAAATTTGATCGTAAGTTCCACGGCCACTTGTAAAAAGGTTTTTCGCTGAATCTCCGAAGCCTTCCATTTCTTTCGCCGTTGCCCCTGTTGCTGCTTGCATACGGCCTTGCGCGTTTTCGTGTTCAACCGCCATTGTAACGGAAGCAGCACCGACACCAACGATTGCAGCACCAACCGCCGTCATTGCTGTCTTAGTGCCGGAAGAAACACCCAACGCCGTTTTTGTAAGTCCGTTTAGTTGCTGTTCTGCTTGTTGAACCCCTCGTTGAAAGTCGTCAATTTTTAATTTGAGTTGTGCAACGATTTCACCCGCCGACGCCATTTCAAACACCCCCTAACTTGATTAAGATTGTTGATTTCTTCGTTTTTCCGCGTTGGTACGCATTAGACGTTGAATGTTCTTGAATTGCTGCACGTCTGAATTATCCATTCGTTCTTTATGCAAGTAAGAACGCCCGTCAAGTTGCGCTTGCGCTTTTCTATAGTTATTGATCAACGTATTTGGTTCTTTCGTGTGCGGATTGTGAATAATCGCCAATTCAGTCAAGCGGTCATTGATTCGGTCTTTTTGAATGCGTTTGAAGTAAAACGACAATTCGTCGGGATATATTTCATCCAACGTTTGATTTTTTGACCAACCGTATTCCTTCGCAAACAAATGAACAACGTCAAATATCCATTCATCTTCGTTGGAAGCGGAATCCCCGCCCGAACTTACTTTTTCGGACGGTTGAACCCGTTTTTTACTGTTTGGAATACGCCTTCAAGGTTGTTCACTTGCCAAATCGCAAGGAATAATTCAACCCCACCGTCAAGACCAATTGTTTCGTCGTTTTCAATACGTTCCTTTTCGATACCGGAACCGATTGAAATGATATCTAATACTTGACCCCACGCTTGACCAAAGATTCCAAACACCGCTTGCATAGTGACTTGATTATCCTTCGATTGGATATTTTGAAATTCTTGTACAACGCCTTTTGGCATGTTTTGCAATGTGAACATTAGTTGCGCATACTTACCAAGCGGTAATTTTTTAATTACGAATGTTTCTTCTCCAAGTGTTACTTCGATTGATTTTGGTAATGCTTTTACATTTGACATTTTTCATTCCCCCAAAGGTTTATAATTTTTAAATTTCCGAAGTTCGGTTCCTTCCCGTGGCTACACGGATTCATAAAAAAGCCCCGCCGAAATTAATCGGTCGGGGTTAAAGATTAAGCGCCCGCAATTGCAGGGTCGCCGATAGACGCAAGGAAATTGCCGTCTGTTTTTGTTTCGTCGATTAAAGCGAAGAATTCAACTTCGTAAACCGTTTGTTCATCTTTCTTGTATTCAAGTTTAACTTCCGAAGCGATAACCGCTTTGTGAAGCACGATATCAAACGATTTGTCCGTTGCTCCAAGCCATGAAGGATGAAGCGTTAATTCTTGCGCCGAAGCGGAAAGTTTCTTTCCTGCAATCGAACCAAACGTCAACTTCTTCTTGTTCGGGTCTGTACCGTCAACGATAAGTTTACCCGTTGGAATAGCTGATTTAAGATTGTCAAGCGTAACTTCCGTTAATGGAACCGTTACTTTCACGACCTCACCCGTCAATACCTTATCAACCGCCGTTGAACCATAAAGGTCAACCGTGATATCTGTGTATTCCGGTTCATATGAGAATTCGCAACCGCCGCTTGTGTGACCAAGGTCTTTTGTTCCGTACTTAATGTTTTGAACACCAAGTTGGATTTTCGATACATCACCCATTATTCGTTACCCCCTTCCTTTGCTGTTTTTGTTGGGACTTTTTCCGCGTTGCCGTTTTCAACCCAATAAGTTGCAGCGGCTTTTGGAACGTCCACGATATCGCCAACGTTGACTTGTTTATTATCAACAACGACAACTTCGCGTTGGTCAATTTTAGTGAATCGAATTTTCATCTTTATGACCTCCCTTTTGTTCAATTAAGCTATTCGAATGTTTTACAAGTAAAATTGATAGAATAAATTGTTCGGCCGTTTTCGTCCTTGTCCAAGTGAAGCGGTTCCGATTGATCACATATAGAAACATAGACTTTCGTGTTCCCAACGTCATAATGTTCTTTCGCGTGGAAGAATTTCCATATCGCTTGTGAAAGATTTTCGGCTTCCGCTGCTTTCTTGTGACGAACGACAATTTGAACGCTTGGGGTTTTTAATCCCACGGTGTAAAGGTCGGGTGTTCCGCCGCCGTCAATTCGCACAAATCCACAATTGTCATTCGCTGCTTTTGGGAATTCGTTTCCATAGTAGTCAAACGGAATGTTGTCGTTAAGAAATGAAATAAATTCTTCAACTTTCACCCGTATCACCTCCCACCAATTGCAGTCATTATTTTCGTTCCCATATACTCATAAAATTTCGCTTGTTCACCCTTCAAAGGACGTTCCAAGAACTTTCGCCCCGCGTAATAATGCTTACCCGACCAACCCGACGTTCCGCCCCTTGCTTGGGTTCCTTCGCCGTGGTTGTAAATGCCTTCGTGCATATAAAGCGCATAGTTATAGCCACCCTCACGAACAGAAAAGGAGACTTCGCCAATAAGCGTTTCGCCTTGTCCTTTTATCTTCCGTGTTGACGACCTTGACAACGTTCCTTTGTCTATTGGTGAAATTTCGCTTGCAATACGTTCAAGTTCAAGGGTGCAATCTTCAACGGCCTGTTTTGCCGCTATTTGCGCCCGTCTGTCAAGCGTTCCAAATTCAGACATAAATCCCGTCATATCCAAATGAACAGACATTTCCATTTAAAACACAACCTTCGTGAATTCAACGCTTCCGTCAAGATCACGCATGAATTTTACGTTTAAAGGGGTCATTTCAAGAACATCACCATTCGCTTCAACAAACGTGAATGTGTCGGCATATTTAACGCTAACAAGACCAATGAAAAGAACTTGCAGCGTGGAAACGACTTCTTGTCCTTGTTGATTTTTGACCATTTTCGTTTCACTTCGAACATTACATTCCAATTCAACGGGTTCACTTGGTTTAGGGTCGCCCCAAACGTCAAGACCCAATGAAGGCGTCCATGTAACCTTGTGATTAATAGGAATCATTCAAACGCCCCCTTTGATATCTTTCGTCTTCCGCGTCCGCATAACGAACATAACCTTCCCGACCACTTATTGAAGCCCCTACACGACGACCAAGCATTGCAAATGCGTTTGGTGCAATCGTTCGGTCAACATTGGAAAGTGAAACGGAAATACCGTCAATTGAATAAGATGTGACGCCGCGTTCCGCTTGCTTTTGCGCTTCGGAAACTTTCATGAGCCACAATGCTTGTTCAAAAACCGCTTCGTCTGCAATTTCACGTTTTGTTCCGTAATAACGTTTTAAGATATTAACGGCATTATTTAACGCCCGTTGCTTCGTGGGTTCGGTTGCAGCCGTCCAAACTTCATTGTGAAAGACGTATTCATTGAAATAAGTGTCCGCCGATTGCACATCAACCGCCATTTGTCAACACCTCCCGTTTATTCGGCCTTTTCTTTATCCTTTGCCGCTGCTGCTTTCGCTTTTGCTTTCGGTTTCTTCGCTTCTTCAATGATCTCGTAACCAAGGAAGTTTGCGATTTGTGCCGAATGCTTTTCGTGGCCTTCCGCTACTTCATGAACACCGTTCACAAATTCAAGACCCGCAATGTTGCCGTTAAAATGTTCGTTTGCAATTTTGATTTTCATAGTCAATCCCCCTTCGTTGTTTAGTAGTGAATACATGTTAAAATACATAAAAAAAATAGGACGGGGGCTAATAGCCCACCGCCCCGATTATTCCAATATGCGATTATACAAGTTTACGAGTTACACCCGCTAAACGAGCAGCCGCTTTTGGATGGAAGTCCGCAAGACCCGCGTAAAATTCTACACGTGTACGGTATGCCGGTTTTGTTTCAAGTTCGCCAAGGTCTTCGACCATTACGCCACCATTAGTTAAACCGGAAATAGCTTCCTGCGCTCCAAAACGAACCGCATAGATTGAACCCGCAACGTTTGAAGTGCCTTGTGTTTCGTTGAAACCAAGAACATCGTCTTCAACCACGCGAATTGCAACGTCACCGAAATATTCAATAGTACGACCGAAATTATCTTTGCCGACTTGAATATAGTGCGTTTGTCCTTCAAGTAACGCTTGAAGTTCACGTCGCATTGCTTTTGACATGAATAAAGCTTCCGCGCCACCTTCAACCATATCAAGCAATTCGTGAAGTTTTGCGATTGATAGGTTTGCACCGTTTGTTCCTGCTGCAATCGTTTGACCGCCCGCAAGACGCTTGTCAAGACCATTGAATTCTTTCGGATTCACGTCTTTGTCGCCTTTGAAGAACTTTTGTGTGAAAGTTTTAGATAAACGCTTCACTTTCATGTTCGTTTGGATTGCACGTTGATTGTTTACATTTCCAAGCGTTTTCGCGATGAATTTGTCAACATCAACATCACCCCCAACCATGATAAGTGATTCTTGTTTCTGATTAACCGTACCGCTTGATTCTGTGTAGCCCTCATTGACCGCACGGAATTCAACGTCAGGAAGATTTCCTTCTTGGTTGTATTGGTACGAGTTACCCGCAATCGTCATAAATGGAAGTAATTCCAAAACTGGCGAAGTACGTGCGAACGTTTCAATGACCCCACGTTGTAGTGTGTCCGTTGATAGTTTTGCCGCTTCAACTAATGTGATAGCCATAGTCTAAAGACCCCCTTTCCTGTTTTATTTAACGGTGGAAAACGAAGGCTTATTTGCCCTCGTAACCCGCCATTAACATTTGCATTGGATTTAATGAATTAATATCGACTTCTTGATTACCGTTCGGATTTGTTTGTTCACCAAGCGTCTTTTGTTGCGTTTGGCGACCAAATATCCCCTTCGCTTCCGCATTCGTAACCCAAGCAAGTTTTTGTTCGGGCGACATGCCTTCGGGAATCAAGTCGTGATAGTCCTTGTCAATTGTTTGAAGTTTTGCGGAAAGTAGACCTTCGATAACACCTTCAAGCGCTTCAACACGACTTTTTGCCGTTTTGTTTTCGCCTTTTAATGCGTCAAGATCGTTTTTCGCTTTTGAATATAAGCCTTCGAATTCACCTTTCTTTTCGGCGTCTTCTTGCTCTTTTGCTTGACGGTCATTCGCTGCTTTTTCATTAGCTGCTTTCAATGCGTCAAGTTCGGCTTTTAATGTTTTATAACTTTCGTTTACTTCGTTGAAACGACTTTGTGGAATCATATTTTCTTTTTGTTCCGTTTTCGTTTCACCTTCCGTTTTGCCTTCGCCTTGACCGCCTTCGTCACCCGTTGCAGCTTGTCCGCCGCTTCCAGTGTCCGCGCTCATTAAAGGTTGTAAACGGTGATTAAATAAAGGTTTTGCAAACATCTATTGTCCCCCTTGCCTTCGAATTGTTTACGTGGTCACGACCCACGACGGGCGAATTGGTTAAAGATTTGTAAAAGAAGGAACCAAACTTCGAAAATCTAATTTCATTCGATTGACAAAGAATGATTCTTATAGAGAATTAAGCCGTGTGACACTTTTACAAGAAGAATTTACAAAAAAGTTTTATTTTTTTCGTTTTTGTGCTTTAAACGCTGCAAGTGCTTCTTTTTTGCCTTCTTCGTACTTCCTGCGAACGGCTTCCGGTAAAAGATCAAGACTTCGAACGGGTGTGATTCGGTGCTTGCAATTTGGGTGAAAGATCAAATTAGAACGACGCAATTCGTCATAAGTCAAGAAGCCTTCCGTTTGCCCCGTCATTGATATCACTTGCCCTTCGAAATGACGACAAGCGTCTTTTGCCCCGTGTGAAGAAATAATCGCAAGGTCAATACCCATTTCAACCGCTTGGACACGTTGCCCCTCTGAAAAGGCTTCAAGCATTTTTGTACGTGTGACCATTTCCGCATAATCGCGAATTTTCCACGTGCGGCCATTTCGTGAAATGATTGCAACATCCCCTTCTTTTTCCCAACGGTCTTT